TATAGTCATGCTACTAATGAAATGACACTAGTTACTGCAGCAGCAACTAGAATGACTATTGATAGTGTTGGCCATGTAGGTATAAATGAAACAAATCCTTCTGAAGAATTACACGTAACAGGTAGAGCTATAATAACTGATAGGTTAGGAATTGGTGGAGACTTTGTTCCACAAAAAGCTCTTCACTTAAAAAATGCTGCTCCTATATTTAGGATGGAAGATACTGATACAGCAAGTTATGCTGAGTTTGTAAAAACTTCAAGTAGATTTACAATTAGATTAGATCCAACTGATACAGAGACAGCAAGCGAGATAACACTTGAATTAGATGGAACTGAAAGGTTTGTGGTAAAACCTGATGGTGTAGGAGTAGGAGTGACAAATCCAAAATCAGCACTAGATGTTAATGGAGGAGTTAAAGTAGCTAATGACCCGGCTACTACTGCTTTAGATACAAAAGTAGGAACTATAAGATATAGAGTTCTTAATAGCATTTCGTATATGGAAATGTGTATGCAAACAGATGGAAGTACGTATGAGTGGGTTATCATTGTTAAAAATGATTGGACTTTATAAAATAAAGCTATGGGAGCAAAAATATTTAATGCAGATAAATTTATTGTAGATGGAGGAACATCTGGTCAGTTTTTAAAAGCTGATGGATCAACACAAGCAATAACACCATTAACTACTGCGGAAGAAATACAAGACATAGTTGGTGCTATGGTTAATGGAAATGTAGAAACTAACATCTCTGTAACATACAGTGATGGAGATGGTAAGTTAAATTTTGTAGGTAATCCTACAGATACATTTTTAGAAGCTGTTGGGACACCAGTTGCAAAACAATTGGGAATTTGGAGTACTGCAGGTACATTAGAAGGAGACTCAGATCTTACATATAATTCAACAACAACAACACTTACTGTATCAGGAGAAATATCAACTTCACAATATAACTTAACAGCAATGCAAATAGTTCCTCTTGCTAGAAATGCAACAGGAGTTTTAGGGGAGATAAGAATAAATGCAACAGGTATATATGTATGCAGTGCTACAAATTCCTGGAGCAAAGTAACCTTGGCAACTTCTTGGTAGTTTTTTCCTACTTTTCCAAAATCTATTTTAGCTATAATAAATAAATAAAAACTAATCCATTCTTACATATATTTGTATAGACGTACACACTTAATATCATGAAATCAACAATGCTTTTTTTTAAAGAAATGACAGTAGGCAAAAGTCTTCTGCTGTCTTTGAGTCCCGTCCTAATAATGATATTAAGCATGAAAACAATTTTATTCGCATTATTTATAATTATAATAATTGACCTTTTAACTGGAATAAGAAAATCACATTATACAGAAGGTGTTTTATTTCAACCATTTAAAAAAGAATTCTGGAAAGTAATAAAGTCAAAAGAACTTCGCAGGACTTGGACTAAAGCAGTTGAATATATAACAGGAATTATAGCTTTCACAATCTTAGATACAATGGTTCTAGGAAGCTCTAGTATACAAATGCTAGGAAATGATTACTCAATAGCAGAACTAGCAGTAACAGTTGCCTGCTTAGTTGAAGTGTACAGCATTTATGAAAACATGGAAGCTGTTAGTGGAAACAATTTATTTAAAAAGATTCTTGGATTCTTACCAAGAGCATTTAAGTCTGCATTCGCACCTAGGAGAAGAAGGGGACAAGATGAAAAATAGACTAGAAATATCAAGATTCTCAGAAGATGAGTTTCAAACATTAGCTAAGTTCTTTGTGCTTGACGATTGTGAACTAGAAGTGCTTGAAGGATACATACTAGAGCTACCAGATAAAGACAATAAGACTAGCATATCAAGAATTCCACAAGGATCTTATACTTGTGTAAAAAGAAATTCCCCAAAGTATGGTGATCACTTTCACGTATTAGACGTTGAAGAAAGAAGCTACATACTTATACATCACGGAAATTATAACACTGATACAAGAGGATGTCTACTTCCAGGAAAAGATCTTATAGATATAAATGGAGATGGATTAAAAGACGTTACAAGTAGTAAAAAAACTATGGCAAAGCTTAATGAATTATTGCCAGATGAATTTGAACTATGTATCATAAATGAATTTAAAGATGAGTCAAAATAATGATAACCCAAAGTTAAAAAAAAATGGAGGCTCTGGCACTAATGTAGGTAATGCACTTAGATTCCTTGTTAAGCAAGGTAAAGAAGTAGCTCCTGAACTATTAGATCTTGCTGGAAGTCTTACGGGTATTAAACAATTAAACTCATTAGGAACGGCCATAAGAGGTGACAAGAGCCTTAGTGAACCAGACAAAAGTATTCTTCTTCAAGAAATGGAGAATGATATGATTGAGATGGTTGAGGTTACCAAGCGTTTACAGATAGATAGTGAGCACGCTATTACTAGAATGATTAGACCTGTAAGCTATGCAGCTATGTTTGTTTTATTTATGTCTGTAGTATTACTAGATGGTAACTTAGGAGCTTTTACAATAGATAAAGCATACGTACCTGTGATACAATCCTTATTTGGAACTATGACTATATTTTATTTTGGCTCAAGAGGTATTGAAAAAGTAATGAAGACTCTTAAGAAATCAGAATGAGTAGGTTAGAAACCTTTCTTAAAGACAATATAATATTTGTTGTCACTTTTGTTTTTTCTTGTGGAATAATGTATTCTGAAATTCAAAGCTTAAGAACTGTAGAAGATAGATTAGGCAAAAAAATTAAAGTAATATCACAAATGTCTGGTCAAATAAATGAATTAGAAAATAGAATAATTGTTTTAGAGACTACCAAGTGTAATTAGCTTATTAAATATTTTAGCTATAACATATAATAGCGTTGACTTACATTATGTTATACTTTTGTTGAAGGAGAATAATATAAAAATATTTCAATGGAAGAATTAAATTTAGGAGATTTGAATTTTGACACGGACACTCTTCAGTTATTTGATGAGTCAACAGGAGTGCAAGAACCAAAAGCAGACGGGACTACTCCTCCGTCAACAACAGTTGCAGATGCTGCAGTAGCTAATGTAACAAACGATACAAACACTGATGGTGAAGGTGATGATCCAGTGGATCCAAACCTAGAGAGCGTAGCTGATCAGAGTAAAGACAAAAATCAAGTTCAGGCAGGTAAAACACCTAATGGAAAAGAAGGCAGCGATTCTTCCTCTCCTAAACTGAATGAGACTGAACAGCTTTATTCAAACTTAGCTGCCGAATTCAAAGCCAAAGGTATTTTACCTGAGCTTGATGATGTTTCTTCTATAAAGTCTATGAAAGACATAGAAGAAGCAATTAAGAAATCAGTCGATTCTAGACTAACAGAACGACAGAAAGTTATTGAAGATGCACAGAAAGCTGGAGCACCAATAACAGAGGTTTCTCAAAAAGTAGACACCATAGATAAACTTAAGCAGGTTACTCCTGAGTTTATTAGAGATGACAATAACATTCAGTTTAGAAAGACTGCAATTGTTCAAGATTTCATTGAAAAAGGATATGGTGCTGAAAGAGCTGAAGCAATGGCTCAAAGAAGTATTGATGCTGGTACAGATATTGAAGATGCAGAATTTGCATTAGAGAGTCTTATTAAATCAGAAGAGGCTTCTTTAAAAATTATAATTGATAATGCAAAGGCTGGAGAAAAAGAAAGCCTAAATAACATTAAAGATTATATTGCTAAAACATCAGAAGTAATTCCTGGTATTGAATTAACTGATTCTCAAAAGGATGAGTTATACAATCAGATTACTACTGACTTAGGTAATAAGGACAACGCATTTATGGTTGCCCAAAAAGCTGATCCAATTGGATCTAGAATTAAACTCGAAGCTTTATTTTACTTAACTGGTGGTCTAAAAGACTTTTCTATATTTGGAAACAAAGCAGAAAGTAAGATTACTAATAACATAGAAAATTTATTAAGAGGTGCTAATTTTACGCAAGAAGGTTCAGTAGATACTAATGTAGCTGATGGAAATTCTAACTTTAAATTATCAGATCTTAAGGATTTAACAATAGAGTAAACAACTTTTTAAAAACAATTAAATTATGCAATTAGGACGGTTCCAAGTAACTGACGCAAAAGCGTTTGCTGGTATGATTAATCCTGAAAACACATTAGGTGCTATCTGGAAAACATCTCCAACAAAGATTAATGATGCTATGATCAAATTGTTAGCAATCAATAGAGGTAAGTCTCTAGAGAACATGCTAGCTAAATTTGAGACTAAGCAAGTAGAGAATGACAATGAGTTCTATTGGGAGCTTATAGGCTCTTCTCGTAGAAACATTCCATTAGTGGAAGCTTCTTTCAAAGGTGCAACTGTTACAGGTAGTGACAACAACATTGGAGAAGGTGGCCAAGAATTTGAATTAACATTTGACGAGCAGTGGTTCTTCAAAGGTGAATTGATTGTTGGTGAAAAAAATGAAGTGTATCCAATTAGACTATTAGATGATGGTTATCCATCAGGAAGTCAGTGGGTTCATACTGCAGAAATTGCAGGTTCAGATCGTTCAGGTATCCCTGGTTCTGAATTAGTAGCTGGAAAAAGATTTACTGAAGAGTTCGCTCCTGTAGGTAAAGGTTTATCTCGTGAAGTAGGTGGAATTCGTAGAGTTACTCCTGTCGCTATGAGAGGTGAGTTAACTACTATTCGTATTGACCACAAACTTCCAGGTGATGCTACAAACAAGCAAGTTGTAATGGGTCTTCCTGTTATTGACAAGGCTGGTAACAAAAAAGTATTTGGTGCATTATCATTATACGAGGATTGGTTAGTAGAGCAAGAATTTTCTCTTTACAAAAACAAATTCCTTATGTATGGTAAGACAAACAGAACTTCTGATGGTCAGTACCATAACAAAGATGTTTCTGGACGTAGTATCAAAATTGGATCAGGTATCCGTGAGCAAATGGAGCAATCTAACACTTACTTCTACAATGATTTCTCAATTGAGTTATTAGAAGAAATCCTTTTCGGATTATCAGAAGGTAAGTTAGGATTCAACCAACGTGTTTTCATTCTTCGTACAGGAGAAAGAGGAGCTGCAGAATTCCACAAAGCTGTCTTACAGACAACTTCAGGATGGTCAGCTAACATGAGTACTCCAGGAACTAACCCTGCAACTGTAAAAAGCACTAGCTCTGAGTTACATAGTAACGCAATGGCTGCTGGATTCCAGTTCGTAGAGTATATGGCTCCAAACGGTGTAACTGTTAAGTTAGAAGTAGATGATTTCTATGATGATAAAATTCGTAACACAATCAAGATCCCTGGATCTAATGGTGTAGCTGAATCTTACAGATTTGATATCTTTTACATGGGTACTATGGAAGATCCAAACATCCAAAAAGTACAAGTTAAAGGTAAGGAAGAGTACCGTGGATATCAGTATGGTTTCAGAAATCCTTTTACAGGAGCTGTAAACAACGAGAACATGGGAACTTTAGAGGACAGTGGAACTATCACCAAATGGTGTCAGTTAGGAGTTGTGGTTTATGACCCAAGTCGTACCGCTTCAATCATCCCTTACGTATTAGCGTAATTGATAAAGACTTAATTACCCTCGTTTGTTCGATGAGGGTAATTATTTTAAAGTAACAGTTGGGAGATCTGTAAACACTCCCAAACATAAGGAAGGAAGAATCATAAATAAGATAACATGGCAACAGCTAAAAAAAGTGCAGCTTCAAATGAATCTGCAAAACAAATAAGAACTGATTTCTTAGAAGATAGGATAGTATCAGTAAAGCATATTCCAAATGAGACAAATGGAATTAAAGATATTAAGCACGTAGCATACGGAGGCTTATTGAATGGAGCAGAGGTAGCAATACCAGCACCAACAATGGATAATGGGAAGATGAAAAATCTTCTTACCAATGTAGAGAAAGAAGGATTAGAGCACGTATTGAATGGGGTTGACTTATCAATATACGGGCCATTCTGGAAAACTGGAGGAGATGCATATAGCATGGGTATTCTTCCTATATACTTAGGTAAAGATGAATTAAGATTAGACTTGTCTGATCCTTATGATTACATCAAGTACAAAGTGTTATTAGCATGTCCAGTAGTTGCAAACACTCTTGATGAGATTAAGCACAGGGCTACTAACAAATTTGTACTAACATCAGCTTCTGAGCAAATGGCTAAAGAAATTGATAAAGTTGGAAACAAAGTACAAGCATACAAGTTGTATGTAAAGTATGAAGAAGACAAAGAAATATTAAGATACACTTTAAGAAACCTTGGTAGAAATACTAACAGATCTCATAAGCTAGATTTCTTGCAGTCTGAATTACATAAAGAACTTGAGAAGAACCCAAGTTTACTTTGTTCTATTATGGGTGATGATTTTCTAAAAATGAAAGTGTTGTTAGAATCTTGTTACGAATTTGGAGCAATTAATAAAGTAGAGAAGAAGTTTTATACTTTAGATGATGAGCCTATTTCTGATGGAGATGCTCCAATCCTACAAACTGCTGCTGAATTTTTAGCATCTAATTTAGGACAAGAAATGAGGTTAGCATTGCAAGCAAAGCTTAAGCATAACTTAAAGTAGGATATAGACAATGACTGCATCAGAAACAAAAGAAGAGTTTAATTTAAGATATAACAATGCACTGGAAGGTGCACCTGGTTTAGACACTTTTGAAATAAGTTCTTACTTAACTATTGCACAAGAGCAATTTGTAAAGCTTATGTATGATGCGTCAAAAGATCCTGCTAATTCTTTTGAACTTCACGAGAGAGCTCGTAGATCATTAAATGAGTTGGTTGTAAACGAGAAGGTAACACTTCCGGTTGCGTCTGCTAGAGGATTAGTTGATGAGTCGGTATTTTATGAGATAGGTGCAGGTGGTGGTATTCAAGCTGCTGAGGTTAGAACTCCAATGTATATTGTTTTAGAGACAGTAAGGATAGATGTTAAACGAGGTAGTAATGAAGAGTTTAATTACTCAAACAGAGTAATACCTGTATTGCCAACAACTCATGATGAGTTTATGATTAACTATAGAAATCCATTTAGAAAGCCAAACAATAATAAAGTATGGCGTGTAGATCTTTCTAAAGAAAACTCTAAGACTACTGTAGAATTAGTAGCAACAGTGGCTATTAAGGAATACAATGTCCGATATATTGCTTATCCTTTTCCTATCATAGTGGAAAACTTAAGTACAGCTGAGGATACTGCTGGACTTGGATTGTCAATTAATGGTAAGGTAGCACAAGCTGCATGTCAGTTAAATGAGGCAGCTCAAAGAGAGATAATTAACATTGCTGTAGAAAATGCAGTTCTAGATTATAGAGACGGAACTTTACAGTCTAGAATGTCATTAGACGCAAGAGTATAATAAATTAAAAAATATTAGGAGGTTTGATACGTCCACCTTATATTTACATAAACGATTGTATCAAAAACAATTTATATTAATTAAACACAATTTTTATTATGGGATTAGCCGGTCAAAATCAGGTTAGACACATGTACGTAGGTGCTCCAGTAGACGTAGCAACTGTAGCTTTATTAAAAGCTGAAGCTGTAAATAGCTTGCAACTTTTAGGAGCAACAGGTGAAGCAGTAGCAGCTGGAAAAGCTTTTAAAATGTACCAAAAGGATGCACTAGGAAACATTATCTCTAGTGATACCATTAAGCCAGATAATGTAACTCATGTAGCATCAGTAGCTTACCAAGCTGCAACAGACAAAGCTGTAACAATTTCTGCTTTAACAGTAGACGTTAACAGTCTTTATACTGTATCTATCGAGATAGTAGGACATGGTTCTTTGTCTCCAGAAGACACTTACCTAAAGCAAGCTTTTTACAAAGCAGTTGCAGGTGATGATCAAGAAGCTATCGTTGATGGTTTAATTGCATCTTTGAATCGTAACTTTTCTCGTGAGATTGGAGCAACAGCAACAAGCAACCCTGCATTTGCATTTAGCAAAACTGGAACTGGAGCTGCAGCAGCTTTAGTAGTTACAGGTAAAGCTCAATCAGCAGGATTTGATGGAAACAAAAAGACTCGTGTATACGATGCTTTTGAAGTAGATATCAAATGTGAAACTTATCCAACTGTAGCAGTTACTACTCCAGCATTTGCAGGTGTAGGAACAGGATTCCAAATTGTTGAGATGGAATACTTCCTTCTTGGTGAAAGAGGAGATGCTTACAGAACTAATGGTTACCCGTTCAACCTAGTTGGGCCAGACCTAGTTTCTAACGCAGCTGGAACTTACAACATCATTGAGATTGTTTATTTTGATGAAGGTAGAGATGAAGCTAAGAAGTCTAAGAAAGGTTTAACTATCGTTGCACCATTCACTAACTTAGCAGGTAATGCAGCTTTAAACACTGTAATTGCAGATCTTAATACTATATTAGGAGCAGGTTCAGTAGACGCACTAGCAGAAGCATAGTAGTCTAAACTAAACTAAAATTACCAAAGGGACTGGAATTTAATTTTCCCAGTCCCTTTTTTTATTCATTATAACAAAAAAAACATTATGTCAATAACAGTAAATACATTTATGGTCTCTAATGACCTTAGTACTATACAGCTTGACGTAGAAGTAACTGCTGGCCAAGTTGTAGATAATTTACTACTATGGGATCAGGATACCTACAAGAACCCAGCTACTGCGGTAAGTCTAACATCTTTAATTTCTGGTGCTAGCAATGTTGAGAGTATTGAAATTACAGCAGCACAAGCAGGTGTTTCATCTTTTAGTGGTATTTATTTTCTACAAATAGAAACAGATGACGAAGAGGCTATTGTTGTAGCTACATTTAATCTAACACAATACTATATAATTCAAGCTAAGCTTATTGCAAACATTGACTTGTCTTGCTTAAACTGTAATGGCAACTTTCAGAATGCAATCTTATTTGACATGTACTTGGAAGCAACTAAACAGTCATTAGTACTTGGAAGATTCCAAGATGCTATTGACAATCTAAAAAAATTAATAATCACAGTAGACACATCTGATTGTGACACTTGTAATGATATAGAGCCATTGGTTTCAACGGCAGGAAATATTGTATCAGTAGGTGTTATAGATTGCTTACTTACAGAAACACCTTAAGATGAAAGAAAAAGATGCGAGAATATTTGTCACATCAGTATCTAATGCTTCTAAAAGGTTAGAGTATTATGGTGATGCACAAATAGAAGGAATAACTTTACTTAAGTTAATATATAAGTATGCAAGTTATTGTACAACATATAAGCAGCTACAACGCCTTAACTCTATGGTTTCAACACTACAGACCACTGATCATTTAATATGCATGGAGTATCAAGCACTTCCTGCTTACAATGTGCCTTTAAGCGGAACAGGAGAAGTAGTGATAGGTGCAGGAAGCCCTAATCAGCCTCCTACACTTGGAGATATATCAATAACTCTTCTTGAAGGAATAACTGCGTTTGGATTTGCAGATGTAGTGTTGTATGAAAATTATGTAGATGATGCTGGTGGTTCTCCATCAGGCTTTGTAATAAAAACACTTCCTGCTAACGGAGGATTATATTATGGTAATGAGATAGTAACTTTAAATACTATATTGCCTATTTCTGCTTTCTTAATATTTGAAAGATATCCAGATGGAATATCAGGAGTGGATGATGCATATGTAACTACGTTTACATTTTCAGCATTTGATGACAACACACAACTTCCACTTGAATCTAACATAGCAACAGTAACAGTCAATGTAGACGCATTAGGAGTAACAAATGAACCAGCAACAGTGGGAGATAGAGCACAGTATTCAGACAACAGAGCTACAACAGTATTTACAGTAGCTGATTTTACAGTTAATGCAATAGCACCATACTTTGATCCAGAAGGAAATGATCTTGATGCAATTCGTATTGATGAGGTGTCAGACGCTAACACTGGAGTTTATTATTTCTTTGATGCTGAAGTAACTGTAGGACAAGTTATAACCAATGCAGAAATAGCTGCAGGTGCTTTTTATCACGTTGCAGCAGATCAGAATGAAATATCAACAGACACGTTTGAGGCAAGTGTAAGAGACACTGGCTCTATGATATGGGTAAGTTAATTTAAAACAAATAAAATAATGTTATATACACTAACTAATGGTGGGCTTCAAAATGGTAGGCCCACCGCAATAGGATCAGTTTCAATAGGAATGAGCTCTGTACAAACTCATGTATTTACTGTTGCTAATTTTACAACAGAGACATCTCCTGCTTATTCTGACCCTGAAAATGATCCATTAGCATACATAAAAATATTAAGTCTACCAGACACAGGAACTTTAGCTGTACAGGGTATTATATCTCAAGCAGTTACTGTTGGAACTCTTATTCAAGTAGGAGTTATCACATCAGGAAATTTTGTATACATAGCCACAGGTGTTGAAAGCTATACTAGTACTTGGAACTTTGATGCTGCTGATACGGGATCTAATTCACTTAGTGGATTAAATTCAGGTACTGTAGCAATGGCTGTAATAGGAGTGGCTAATGAAAAGCCATCTCTTGTTGGAGACAATACTATAGCAAAAAATTACTCAGAGTCACACGTGTTTAGCTTAGCAGATTTTACAAGTAATACTACGCCAGCTTACACTGACCCGGAAGGTGATTTACCACAAGCTGTAAAGATATTAAGCATCCCTTCAAATGGATCTCTTCAGTTTAATGGTTCTAACGTAATAGTTAACCAGATAATAAAAGCCAATGAAGTTGACTTAGGTTATTTGGTATACGTGCCTAACCTGGCCACCACTACAGTTCAAACTTTAACTTTTAACTTTGCAGTATCTGATGTAGGATCTGGAGAATTTACAGAATAATATGGGAGTAATGACATTGTTTATTGGAGAAGAATATATAGTAGGAACTGGACAGCATGGTGATATAGATACGGTAATAAGTACTGTGTCTGTATGCGAAGGAGTATGGAGTCTTCAAGTTGTTTGTACCTCATCATTGTGGGTTGAGTTTGATTTGTCAGATGCATTTTGCACTGTGACAAGAGCAGATAATGATCCTTTTGTGAATGGAGAAACACTTACTGGAAACAGAGAATACATTATATCTATCACTGGCTTTCAATCATTTGCTGGTCAACAAAATACTACTGAGTCACAAGTAGTGTGTACTGTAAAGAATACTGAACTTGGAGCAGAGATAAACTCTTCAGAAATGACTAGGCTTCATGCTAGTTTAAATTGTAATTAATAAAGGTGTATCACTTGTTTGTGATATGCCTACTTGACTTCTCTATTTAATTTTTATATATTTGTTACATGGAAGATAAAATTATTAAAGACTTTTTACTGAGCAAAAGAGGATACCTCAAAAAAGGAAATGTAACAATCCAAGCTGCACTGGCAAAAAAATATGGGATGGCATTTCATACAGATGACATTAGAAGCTGCAAGAAGGCAGTCAAGAAATCACTTAAGAAAATAAGAAACCTTGATGTAATTACAGAAGACTTTAGAGAGAATATACAAAGAGTAGAGGCCATGGTTTTTACTCCAATTAAAAAAGCTCCTAAGGTAGCATTAAGTACAAACATAGCACCGGATATTGCAGATCAAGAAGGAATGCATATACTAATGGGATGTAATCATGTTCCATTTCATCATAAAAGATTACATGATGGAATAAGAAAGATGATGCTTGATCATTCAGATAAGATCGTAGGCTTTCATCTAATGGGTGATTTTGCAGACATTAATACTTTGTCATCACATGACAAAGGAAGGTTCACTGCGGTGCCTGGATTAACTCTTGACGATGAGTATGCAGCTTGTAATGATGAGCTAGATATGTTTGCTCAAGCAATGAGTCCAAATGTATGGAAAACATATTTATATGGTAACCATGAAGACAGACATAATAGATGGATGTCTAATATGGATAATGCTAAAACACCATTAACTGCTCCTAGAGAAGGTATGGATTTAGTAGAAAGAGGTTACCATGTTAAAAACAAATGGTCACAAGATTACTTTACACTTGGTAATGATTTTGAGATTTTTCACGGAATTTACTTTAGCATACATAATGCTAAGGCTCACCTAGACAAACTAAGAACATCTTGTGCTTATGTACATACTCATAGAATCCAGAACTACCGTGAAGGAAGGATGGCCGCCTTTAATATTGGTGCGTGTGCAGACTTTACGACCTCAGCCTTTAATTATGCCACGAGACCAATGAAGGCTCAATGGGCTAATGGTTTTGCTATTAACATGATTGACCATAAAGGTAATTCAAACATAACACAAATTAATGTAAATCCTGACGGAAGATTTTGGTTCGGAGGAATACGTTACTAATAAATAACAAATGGTTAAAAGAGAGCTTATATATACAATATTTGAAAAGCTAAACATCAACAGTGACGACACACATGTTACTGAAGAATTAGTTAGCTCACTTATTGATACAAAGAGAGCAATGTTGTTAAAGCAGCAATATGCAAAGAATGCTTGGCACATGCCAATTGAAATTAAGCAAGAGCTTTGCCTAGATTTAGAACTCGTTAACAATGTTAGTGGGTATTCTTGTGCTGGAAAGGTACTCTCTACTAAACTAGAACTACCTAGGTCTATTAAGATTAAAGGTAAAGAAGGTCCATTAATAGTAAGGAAAGAAGATGGAGGAGAAATAGCAATAAACATTGTGCCAATAGAAAGGGTTCCATTCTTATTCTCTAATAAATTTACGCAACATTTAATATACTGTGCAGTTGATTATAATGGAAAGTTATTTTTAATGTCTAATGACAACAAGATTAAGTTTTTAAAAAGCATAAAAGTAACTGATGTATTTGAGCAACCAGATATTGCAAGACAACTTACTTGTACTTATGATAACACTGTAGAGGTGTGGGACGCTGACTATCCTGTAGAGTCAGCAATGTCAGATGTAATTGTACAAATGGTAGTACAAGATTTAACTAGGTCTCTTCAAGTACCTGCAGATGTTACTAATAACGCTTCTGATGACAGAGAGGAGCAAGCACTTCCACAATATGCAAGAAGACCACAACGACAAAGAAGAAGATAAAAGAAACCATAAGATAAAGACTGACTATGGTAGCGGTGATTACTACAAGCACTTTATAAAAGAGACTGGAGCAACACACATATCAAGAGCAATGTTTGGATCAATAATCCGAGAATTCAATACTCATATAAGAGATAGAATTTCTACTAGAGGTGCTGAATATATTCTTCCCCAACGAGTAGGAAAGATTGAACTAAGGAAGGTAAAGACTGAAGTTAAGATAGATGAGGATGGTATTATTATAAACAACCTTCCAGTAAATTGGAAAGCAACAAGAGAGTTGTGGGCTGAAAACTCAAAGGCGAAGGAAAGGAAAGTAAAGATTAGGTATACTAACGAGCATACTGATGGTCACACTTTTAGAATATATTACAGAAAGTCAAAAGCTAACTTTAAAAATAAAAGCATCTACAAGATGCAATTTAATAGAACTATGAAGCGTCAGTTGTCTGCATCTATATTTGCAGGAAAGATTGATGCTTTCTTAAATTAAACAATATGGCAAGCACAGGGAATTTAGTTAGCATCAAAATGATTGCTGATAGGTTATTTCAAAATCCTTTGATGAAGGATCTTAATTATGAATTTATTGTGGATAATGCAATTGAAGTTCTTAGAATACTAGATGCTCCGGCAATTTATGTAACAAGAAGAGAAGCTATCAATGTAGAAAACTTTAGAGCACTTAAGCCTATTGACATGGTAAAGGTTGAAGGAATAGTAAGAACTGACAGAAATGGCCACCCGGAAACATTAAGCCACAGTGAAGATATATCACAAGAATTCTTTCATGTTGGAAATAAACTACCATCAAGAGATGACGGCACATATACATTAAACAGTAAGTACGTTAATGTAAACTTTGAAAAAGGAGTAATCAATGTAATATACAAAGCTATTGCAACTGATGAGGAGTGCTATCCATTAATACTTGACAACGCAATCTTATTAAGATGTGTGCAAAGTTATATTAAATGGAAATGGTTTGACATCATGAACGATATGGATATGATATCAAATCAAAAGCTAAGCAAAGCTGAGATTGATTATTGTTTTAATGTTGCTCAAGCTGATGCAAATCTTAAGCTTCCAAGCATAGATGAGATGGAGTCTTTAACAAATATGATAACCCAAATACTACCAAGTAGAACTGAATTCAAAAGAAGATTTGAATTTCTAGGTGCTCAAGAGTATACAAGAATACACTAATATGATAAAGCAACACGAGGGAAAGTACTTAGGAATGAGCAAGGATGTCGCAAGTGACTTGCAAATTGATAAGTATTTTGATGCAAAGAATATACGTATTATTGCAACTGATCAAAAAAGTTCTTTTGCACTTACTAATGAAGTAGGTAATGAACTTATTTTTTCTATTCCCATACCTGAATTAAACTTACTAACTACTAGTATAGATTATGTTGTTTCAAATCAGTTTGCAGCAAATCAAACTAAAAAACTTTTTTACTCTACATCAACTGGACTTGATGGTGCTACACCTCCAAGGTGTGAGATAGAGAGAACGTATCAGGGACTAACTTCTGGAACCCAAGTAATCATAGGTACAAAAGAACTTAGGAACTCAGCGTTAATTATATCAACTGATAACAATGGGTTTGATTGTTTTTGGGAAGTGACCAACTTAAATGGAAGTCAATTTGAACTTGAATTGTTGTACATGGGTGACTTAGACTTATCTACTCAAAACCTAGTTCAGATATTATATAACTATGAGAATTCAGTTATAGAAAAAGTGTATTTTGTTGATGGCATACATCAAATAAGATTTATGAACATTCGTCAAAGTATTGATAATGGAGACTCAAGAAACTTAATTGACGTTAGCCCTAATGCACTTGATGTAGTAGGTACGTTTGATTTATCTCAACCATCAATTGAAGGAATTGTTTCTGGTGGTACTCATACTTCAGGTAAGATACAGTATGCTTATGGACTCTATGTTCTTAATGGTGCTCAAACAACTATATCACCTGTGTCTGAATTAGTATCAATTGATAAAGGTCCAGGAGAAGGAGGAGGAGATGTGAACGAAGTGTTAGGAAGATCTGTTAGAATAAAGATTCCTAATCTTGACAATCAATTTAGTCACGTAAAAATATATTCTATAAAGTATACATCTCTTGACCAGTTGCCAGAAGTAAAAATTGTAGCTGACAAAGAGATTGATGATTTTGAAGAATTCTCATTTACTGATGACAACTCTTCTTTAGAAGGAATATCATTAGAAGCTTTCTTATTCCTAGGCTCAGCACCTATTATACCACAGCACATCGTAACTAAAGACAATAGATTATTTCCTATAAACATTAAAGAGGTGCCATTTGACATTGACTTAGATACAAGGGCCTATTCATTTGATGATCAACAACAAGCCTTTGTTATAGATTCCCCATACGTTGATGACAACTTAGAGCTTCAAGGAAATACTCAGGATGCATCAAATTTTCTTTTATCAAGATCTCTTGATTCAATTAATGCAGATTATGGTGCACAAAAATATCAAAGCGATGGAATTACTTTAGGTGCTACAGGTCTTTACACAGAAGTAGAAATAATACAAAATACTGATCTTACAGAGTCACAGATAGATGAACTCCAGTTTTTTAAAGATAGAGAACTATACAGGATAGGTATTAAGTTTTACAACAGAAGAGGACAAAGCTCAGAGCCTTCTTGGATAATGGATTTAAGAGCACCTGGAGAATCAAACTTATTTGGAAAATATAGTCAACTAAAAGTTACACTAACACCAGAATTCTATACATGGCTAAACACATCTTCTAATTTTGCATCAGAAGATGAAAAGCCAGTTGGGTATAAGATATTAAGGGCTGACAGAAAACTAAGTGATCAGACAATACATTCTCAAGGAATGATAAATCCAATGATTGCAAACTGGTTGTCTAATGACAAGCCACAGAGTAAGCCTGATTGGAAAGAAATAGTTAATGGAGGTGGATCAAACAAAGTAGACATACTTCCTTCGATGACAAGGATGTTTCAAAATATAGTTCCATTTAATGCATGTGAAGATTACTTACCATTAGTAGTAGATAACTTAGGTGGTGGTAATATATTAGGTCAAGGAACATTTAGAGAAGGATTCTATGCAAATAATACTGAAGATAATTTAGCAATGAATTTTCAGCACAGCAGAATGATGCAGTATTTTAGCCCAGAAGTTTCATTTAGAAATAATGTTATTGATGCTAGTTATATATTAAATATTGTTGGACTAGAAAGACAATCAGAGATAGAATGCTGGTCAACAGAGACAAATCCAATTAGTGCAGTATCTTCAACAGAAGTTATATTTAGAAATGGAATAAACATAGACTCTCCTGGGGTTGATTCTAGTGAAGTTTTTTCAGGAAGTGCAACTAATCTAGATGATTATGGTTTCTTTGGCCCAGCTAACGATGATACAGCAGCTACTACTCACCAAGTATATAGAGAGTTTTTGTCAGACTTTGCTCCTGCTTCAGGTCCTCTTGAGAATAGACAGTGGGAAGTTTATGGATCTCCTGAAATTACACAAGAAGGTGCAGACTTTAAAGAGTATAATGGTAATCCAAAGTTAAGATACTCAAACAATTTAAAGACAATGAAGGTTGACAACTTCACTGGAGATGATGGACCAAACAATGATTCTGATGTAAGAATAAAAGGATGTAACACCATTGGTGCAAAGTGTATTACTTTTGCTTTAGGTGCTGCTGATTTAGAATTAGATCAGAGACCTAGTATTGAACAAATACATCAACAGGCACAAACAGTTTCAGGTGTAACAAATAATATTGCTAATGATGGAGTTTTAATTGCTGAATTTGTAAGACCAGAATACTTGTTGTATACTGGAGGGTTTTATGGCGGAATGTCTAGTGAAGCTAAAGGAGTGTCAAGCTATATAGAAATAGGATCTTATACAGGGATAGATCAAAACACAGTTACAATAGAATCTCCTGGAGATACTTTTGTAAACGTCTTTAAATTTGCAAAAATGACAAAGGCTGACTTAGAAATTCAAAGTCAAGATTATAACATAATGTCAGAAATAGTTTCTGTAAGACTTGAGACAACAGTTGATCTTAAAAATAGAAATGACTTATCTTTAATTAATTGGGACAATAGATGGCAACCAAGAATGGAAGAGTACAACAACTACAATACTGTATACTCTCAACAGCCAACATTAATAAAATCTGTAGACACCGGAACTAAGCTTAAAAAGATTAAAGAGTTTGATGCAAGGTTAGTAGCTTCAAAAGAAAAGATACCTGGAGAATTCATTGATAGTTGGACAGACTTTTTAGAAAATGAAGTGATGGATCTTGATGGAAAGTACGGACCAATTAATGCAGTCGTAAACTTAAAGGATGAAATATTTTGTCTTCAAGATACTGCTGTTGCACAAATATCTATAAACCCTAGAGTTCAAATACAAGGAAATGATGGCTTATCTTTAGAGTTAGGTACCGGAGGAGTTCTTAATGATTACTCTTATAGAACAACAACTGTTGGTTGCTTAAACAAATTTGGAGTAGTAACATCAGAGATGGCATTCTATTTTATTGATGTAATTAACCGGGGCATAATGACTTTTGATGGACAAAAGATTGGTAGGTTAACAGACTCTAAAGGACTTCACTACGAGATGTTAGAAAGAATGAATTACGAAGAGTTAATAAAAGATAATGCTGTATTAGGAACAGGTGTTTCACTTGGTTACAATCCTGTAAATGCAGATGTGTACTTTACATTCTTACAACCAGGAGATAACTTTACGTTAGGATTTAACGAAAAGATGTCAGAGTTTGTTTCTTTTTATGATTACACTCCTGCTTGGTATATAAACAAAGGATCTGTATTAATTAGTACAAACCCAAATAGTGTTTCATTATGGGAGCACTTTAAAGGTAAGCCTAATTACTTTTATGGAACTCATTATCCTAGTAGTGTTACATTACATGTTGCACCAGCAGGAAATGAAATCATACT